TACCCGCCAGCGTATCGTATCTTGTTCCCACTTATGTTCGTGTGTGGTATATTTTTCTGAAAAACCACAATGTGGCGTTTGCGCGATTAGCGACAAACCCAATAAAAGTGCAATCAATAGTAGTATGATTTTTTTCATTATCGTATTATTTCTACTCTAAAATTTCTTTTTTTTGTTTCACAGGCTTTCCAAAGCGGATATATATCTGTGTTTCTATCTAAGAATAACTTAACCTGCTGCCAGTACATCATAGCCGTTTGTTGGTTTGCCTTATAAACCTCCTTTCGGTTAATTCTATCTATATTAGCGCCGTCCTGATACTGCTTTTCGACAAATCCAAATGGCGTGTCCGTATAGCCGCCAAACATTTCATATCTAGCATATACAAATAAAGATAAAACAGTTTTAAGTCCGGGATTATCATAAGTAATTCCGTCATAATCATAATTACCACCCACTAATAAATCGTGATAAGTAGTATTGCCTATTCCGGTAGTTGTGATAATGTCGTTGTAGAGTTTATTGCCAAGAAGCGGGCAAAGGTCTGCAATTTGCGCATCGTCAATGAATTGGTTGAGTTTTGCCTCTTTTACGCTTGCGGATATTTGGCGAACATCTAAAATATCCGATTTATCAACTAATCTCATTTAATATTAATGGCTGTATTTTTAAACCGCCTTGCGGCATTGAAAATCCTTCAAATTCGCGCATAATTGGCATTAGTATTTCATTTTCTATATTTGAAATATCTTCTTCGCATTGGCTCTGATAATAAATGCGGGCTTGCTTTAGTAATTCGCCGCTATTTCCAAAAATAGAACTATCGGAGGGGCGCACCAATATTGCCGGAACACCTGATGCGGCAACAATATTTTGTGTAACACTTTCCTCCGTGTGCGCAAATAACTTATCGTTTATATTTGTTTGAATATCTATAAACTTAATAGTTTTTTCTATGTCATCACCCTCCAATTCCATTTCAAGATGCATTACGCCGTCTATATTATCTACACCCAAAAACGATTTAATTGTACCTCTAAAATTGTCGCGCTCTGATATTTGCCTCGATCGAAGTGATAATTGTTCATCGCTCAATTTAGCTTCATATCGTAAGTCGCCGTCAATCATTGGCGGTGTAATTGCTACTTTTTTGCCAAAAAATCCTTTTCTAAGTGACTTATTTTTAAATATACTCGATTGCCGCTCGCTATCCGCATCGTCAAGAACTGAATGTAGTTTAGCCAATGGATAGGTCGTTTCATCTGGATTAAAAAAAAGAATTTGCCCCTTATATTTATCTATCCCGCCCGCTTTAGTTATTTGCGCCTTAATTACTTCTTTTTTGGGATTAAAAACATCAATTACGCTTATTTTTTTCTTATCAAAACTTCCGTTATCGCCTGCCCAATTATCATAAACGCATACTTTACCCGCCCAATCATTGTCATCTTTTTTACCTACAAGGCAATGCGAATACGGCAACACCTTTGCGCTGTAAATATTATAATTCGCATTGTAATTTATATGTATAAACGCGCCCCTGTGTATTGCATAGGAGATACAAATTTTTCGTAGAAATTTACGCAAGTTTGTTCCGTCCGAATTTACGATAAATTCATTAAGCTCGCCAGCAAAAGCGCGCCCTATAAGTGTTTTGCGAAATTCATTTGTACAACGCTGCGCCGTTGGCGATGCGGCAATTATCCTTTCCACTTTTTGCGGATAATAATCTCCGTTGGCGTGTACGCCAAGTGACTTATCAAAGGATTGCTTTACCTTTTCAAATTCAATTATATCGGCAGCAATAATCCCCATTTATTAGCTATTTTCTTCAATATTATTTTCTTCAATATCTGTCATTTTACTCTTGCGTACCCTTTTTACTTTCCCTGTTGTTTCGGCTCCGGCATTTAGGTATTTTTCAGGTATCGCATCAAAAAGTTTTTCGCCGAGCTTGTGATTTTTTAACAGATACTCACCTTGTTCATCGGTTATTGTTGCATTTTTCACAAAAACTTGGCTACCGAAATGAAGCTGTATGTTATTAAACATATTTTTAAGGATAAATCCTGATTTTTTTGCTGTTTTCATTTGCTTATATATTTTCTTAAAGTTGTTAAATTTTTCAACGAACCCCTTGCAGTTTGGACAAAGGTCGCCGCCCATTGTTAATTGATAATCTTTGACTAAGGAAAATATAATGCGATTACCATACTCGTCTTTTGCTTCAAGTACGGTTTTCACATCATATTTATCCCAGTCTATCATTTAAAAACTATGCTGCAAATTTATTGTCGAACGCCGTTCTGGTAGTGGCATAGTCGGTAATAAGTAATTGGTGTGGCACTTTCGGCTCTTTATATCCCTCTGGTGTTGTTAAACTGAAAACAAATGTGCCATCGTTTTCATCAGACGCATCTGTCATTTCGCTTAACTCCAATCCGTGCGTTAGCCCGAAAATTCGGAAAGCATTTTCATTGTCATATCCTTTCCATTTTTTCTCAACAACAGCAACTACATTGGCTCCATTAATGAAGTTGTTAATTGCCTTTTGCACTTTTACCGAAGGGTCATAGACGCGAACACCTAAGATACTATGGCGAACAGCATTGACAGATTCGGTTTCGGATAAAAACTCGTTTGAGTACTTCATAACTTGCTTAATTCCCTGAACCAAATAGCCTGTTTTGCCAGTTTTCAAGGTGATTAGCGTAGCTAATTCGCCCGGATAGGTTACATCATAAGTAATACTGTCGATGTCATCACGATTGATGAGTATGATTTTTTGTTCAATACCCGCAACTGGTGGATAGTCGCAATTAAACAGTATATCTGCTGCAATTTCTGCGCATAAACTCATATTATATATATTTTAAACGTTAATTAATATGCAACAACTACCATATCCATCAATGGTATTTTTGCGTCAAGCATTATATTCCAATCTATCACGTTCAGACCGTGATATTTGTCGTAGAAAGCGTCTAATTTTCCAAAATCGCTCGTAGATAGAGTACCTACTTGTAGATTTTCCTTGCTGGCTAAAAGCGCGCGGTTTGGTAAGTTCCACGTTGTGCCATTGTCGAAGTACGTTTGAATGATACTATCCCAATCGTAGCGCGGAACTATTTTTATGTTTCGGAAAATATCGCGGAATCCGCCGCTTTCTGCATTTTGTAGCGTAAACGCTAACGATTGACTTTCGCGGTAGTTTACCCAATTTTCAGCGATTGCGCTGGTACAGTGAATTACTGGCGTTATAGTGCGATTTGCAGCCGCCTGCTTAAAGCGCGGGTCTGCATATGCCCACATATCCCTGAATAGATTAAACGAGAAATCTGTGGGAAGGTCTTGTTGTTTAGCGTAGGTGACGTCAGTATTTTCAGTTATAATAACATGGCGATTTGCCGCTATTTCGTTGAATATCTGTGCCCAAAATCCGTCAAATGGCGTGAAAAATGCGGGGTCTGTTCCATTGGTTAGGTAGCCGCTATTTGCAACAGTATCGGCGCGCGTGTCGCCAAACCATACTAAGCGTTGCATAGCTGCCATAAACGCTTCAAGTACGCGCCCCAAAACTACTTTCATTTGCGGAGAATCAACCCAATTAAAAAAGTCTGGATTTACGCGGTTGTACTTCCCAAAAAGTTTCAACATCGCATCGTAGTCTGTTACCGTACATATCTCATATCTGTCACCTATAAGTGTCGGATACCAAAATTTTTCACTCAAAGGAATGCCGGAAAGATTTTTGCCAACCCGGCAATCTTCCCTTTTTACGCCCGCAAGCCCAAGCTGTCCAATGATTGCAATTTGTTGCGCCCATTGTAAACCGGTTACAATTTCGTGATGTTCTTGTAATTCGCTATATTGTAGCACATAGTCAAATATAGCTTCTGATATAAACTGCACTTCTTGCGGATTTAACGTGAAATTATCTGCGTTAAAAATTGGTTGTGGAACTGCCATTACTTAGGATTATTTTGTTTGTAGGCTTTATAGCCTTGTTCGTAAATATTTTTAGCTTGTTGTTGCCGGTGTGGGTCAATTTCCGGCGTGTAATTAAAACTACTGCCAAGCGTAGCCTTTAGTGCTTTTATCTCCTTGCCAATAGCTGCAATTTTTTCATTGGCTTCTTTTACATTATTAAGCGCGTTTACGTTAGCAGTCTTTAAGGCATCAATTTCTGCTTTTAAATCTGCATTTTCTTTCTGCAAATTTTGCAAATCGTTGTTCGCCGCGGCGATTATTTCCGTTAATTCTCCATTAGCGAAAACAAACGTTTCGCCCGAAGGCATCACATAACTGCCATTAACTGCTGCGCCGTCAATAGTGGCTTTGTCGCCCAATTTAGGCACATCGTCCGCGCTTAGTTCGTAGAAATCAATTTCTAAGCCATTGGCATCTTGCACAATTTTGTTTTGTATTTTGCCGATAATTTTATTCCATATCTGATTTAGCCGTTCAGATATAGACGCGAATTTTTTATCCGCTTCTTCTTTTTTGATAAATTCTGACATATTATTATTTAATTTGGTTGGGTTGTAAAGTGCAACGGCGCGCATCATTGGAGTTATTTCAGTTACGAAGCCTCTTTCAAGGGCTTCTTGCGATGTAAGCGTTGTTGTGGCGTTCATTAAAACCAAAGCGTCATCTTTCGTAAGATTAGTTTTTGATGCGTAAAAATCTGCCATTTTATTTTCTATCCTACCTAATTCATCGGCATATTTTTGAATTTCGCCACGCTCGCCGCCGGCAGACCCCCAGGGATTGTGGATTACCATCTCGGCGTTTGCTGCCATAATTCTTTTATCCCCCGCAAGAAAAGGAACTGTTGCAATGGAGTGACAATTACCCTCCGCTATGGTAGTAACCGGTTTTCCAAAGCTCCGTAAGTAGTCGTGTATGGCAAAACCCTCTGATACATCACCACCTAATGAATGTATATGTACGGTTATTTCATCAAAACTTCCTGCCGCGTCAAGTTGGAGTTTTATTGATTTTAAGTTCACAATGCCCTGCTTGACAGCGTCGTCATTTTGCCAATAGTCTATTATGCCATATATATAAACGTGCGCTTCTTTCATTAAGGGCAAAATTAACCTTAATGAATTATAGTGTACTGCATATATTATTACAGTAAAAAAAGAAAGTGCCGCCAAATAGACAGCACTTTTTTAAAGCATAAAAAAATGAAAAACATTGTACCTACCCCCATAGGTCTTTGTTGCGAAGGCGGGACTTGAACCCGCGACCTTTAGGTTATGAGCCTAACGAGCCAAGCGACTGCTCTACCTCGCATTTTAAAAATTGTGGAGGCGTATTCCGCACGCCCCCACTAAATCAATGAATAACTTTGCTCAAAAATAATGCGTTTATTTTATTTGACAAAATTTATATTAAACTTTCGGGTATTTTTCTGTATTTATTCATTCTATTTAAGTTTTGTTGTTAATTAACCGTGCCAGCGTATAACAGCGTTTTGCGCAAGCTGCCCGACACACAAACCCACGCCTCGTATCCTGACACAAAGCCGCAAAACGTTATAGCTTCTTTAAAAGCCTATCAATTAAATAGCCAACAATATAGCCATACAGAATAAATATAAGTACATTATACATAGTTTTTTTGATTTATTTTGGAACTTTTTGACGTTTATATATTGGCGATTATATAATAATGTCGTGCAACTCAAAGCAATGAAATACCAGCTCACCGCCGTTTAATTGATATGTCCCAACATAAGAACGATTTGCATTTTCGCGAATACTGCGCCCGGTTGCAAAGATTTCAAAAGTTCGCTTTATTGTAATTGTATTTGGTTTAACCAATGCCCATAAACAAGGCGTTTCATTTTGCGTTTGAATACAAAGTATTTCTGCATCTTGCGGCATTTCTACCTGTTGAATACGAGTAGTTTGTAATTGATATTTAAATATTTTCTTTGGCATAGCTTTTTAAATTAATCAAAAACTTTTTATTTGTCAAAAATAACACTTTTTATCGAATTAAACCATACTTTTCATATCGTTGATAATTTTCCAGACGGTACTTTCGCTACATTTATATTCCTCTGACACAATCGTTACTGCGGTTGCTGATTTATGCGATACACGTAGCTTGATATATCGCTCGTAAATGTTTTTGTGTCCAATTATCGTAACTGAAACTATCCCCGCATTTAAAAGTTGCTCCAATAATCCTGAATTATCTATTATAGTCAATAGTTTGTATTTATTCATTCCACTTATCCAACGGACATTTATAATCCCTGCTTCTTGTTGAGGTAGATAGGGGGCAACTACATACATTACACCTTAATCCCTTAATTTCCTTTGCAACGTTTTCGGGTAAAAATACTTCATACGTTCCCGGTATAGCTTCATCGCATTTGCTACATACTTTTGCGCGCCCTTTAGCGATTTCGGCGGCAATAGGGTCGTTTATTAAGTACGACTTCCAACCGCTTATAATATCATTCAATTTGCCCATCAAAAAAGATTTGCGCCGTCCGCTACCTCTATGTGGCTTGCAGATTTATCAATAACTTCCACTACGCTAACCTGATTTACAATAGATTTATTAGCTTGCGCAATATAAGAAGCCAATAACTCATAATCCAACGATGCCGACCGATTAACTACGCCGCCGGCAGCGAAGTAATTGGGCGTAACAACGCCGCCGCTGCCAAAGGTGTTATTAAAGTCCATAAATAAAGATGCTGCACGCCTGTTCATCACGCCGATTATTTCGTCCTTTTCAGCTTCAAACACCGTATTATCCTCACCTACAAACTTTGTGCCGCCCGCACTATGTCGCTTTCCACCTATTTTAAACAGCCCGCCTTTTGCCGCTTTTGGTATTGAATTAGCACTTATTGTGCCAAGTGCAGAAACAATACTTCCGAGTTCGGCTCCGTAATCTGTTTTTGTTCCTTTGATTTTAGACACAAATGTAAGCCCCGCCGCCAATATTCCGGGAGCAACTACCGGTCCCGCGATGCCTAATTCTGATAATACCTTCGTAAATGCAATGTATGAATTAATTGACGCTTGTGCCGCCGCCGCCGCTTTACCTATATTGCTTTCTCTACCAGCAATATTGGCGATTGCGCCCGCGACTTGCGCATAGGCTGATAGTTTAGCATTAGCAGCAAGCGTGTTAATGGCTATTTCTGCTTGCGCCTTCTTAATTTCTAAATTATTAAGTGCATTGTTGTAGTTTTCGTAGGAAATTGTTTGCGCTGCTAATTTATCGTCTAAGGCTTGTTTTTCCAATCTATACTGCTCTTTAGTTTGCGCCAATCTTATTTCTGCTTCGGCGGCGCCGCGCTGTTGTAAAAGCAACATTTTTTCTTCAAATTCGAGTGCAGCCGAAGTTGCCGCATCAACCTTTTGCTGTTCTAAAAAGTCCCTATCAATTTGCGCGCGCTGCTCATTATAGTCTTGCTGTAAGGATAGCAGCTGCTCATTGTAGTCTGCTTGCGAAATAAGTCCATTTTGCTGCTTTATGCGCAATAGCTCTTCTTCTTGCGTCTGTATTTCTTGCAGCCTTGTTTTTTCTAATTGGATTAAATCGTCATTTAGTCGCTTACCTGTTTCGAGTTTAGATTTATTGGTTAATTCATAAAGGCGTAATTCTTGCGCCAACCCATCGGCTGCTATTTGCGCCTGCTTTTGGCGCGTTTCGGCTTCAATAGCTAATTTATCGGTTTCGGCTTTTGCTTTTGATACAAGTCCATATTGTAATTGTTTGTCGATAATTGCATTTTGTTGGTCTGCAACTTCTTGCTCATATTTGATAGCTTCGGAAGATGACATTTGCCGCAATTTTCCTTTAGCAACATAAAGGGCTAATTGCTCATTTAGTCCCTCCACTTCTTTTTGTTGCGCCTCTTGGGCAATGCGCAATTTCTCCGCTTCCGCTTCCTGTTTATCTTTTACCTGCTGATCGAGTATTGCCTTAGCTTGATTTGCCGCGCCTTGACGTATGGTATTTATTTTATTCTGTTGTGTTGTTTCAGCCTCCAATAATTCCGTGTTTGCTGCAAATAATTCAGCCTTTTTTCTGGCAATTTCTGCGCGGTCTGCATCTGATGTGTCGTTGTTTTGCGTGTTTAGGTCTAAATATTCCAACTCAAGCGCATTGCGCTCACGTGTAAGTTGATTGGACTTATTGAGTATTTCAACAGATTTTCTTGCCGCCGCCTCACGCTCGGCGAATGTTTTGGTTACATCTTCTGCTAATTTGTTTTGCTCTTTGAAGAGTTCTTTGTTTTTGGCTAATGTCTCTATATAATCCGCTTCGCTTGCACTTAATTTCTGTTGAATTTCAGCAACACGCGAACCGCGTTCAATAGCGGCGTTAAAAAAACTTTTCGTTGCGGCGGCGGCTTCGCGCGTTTTCCCCATGGCATTATTTATTCCGGTCGTTGCCTTAATAGAAGCGTTTGCTAAATCTTCATAACCATCAATAAATCCTGATGTAATTATTTTGCCAACCGAACTAAATAATTCACCCACCGCTACTACGCGATTGACAATATTGGTCTTAATGGCTTCCCAAAGTGCTATTACGGCTTGTTTCGGATTAGCAAAAGCATTAAATATCCTTTCTCCCACCTGTTGGACAATTCCAATAAGGCTTTGAAAAATTGTTTTGAGCGGAATTAGTACCGAATTTACCTTATTAATTCCTGCTTGCGTGGTGTTTAAATAGGTGGTAAGTGCGCCTAACGCCACTACTAACAGCCCTATGCCTGTGGAGGCAAGGGCGATTTTAAATAACTTAAGGGCGTTGTTGCTGGCATAAGTCACAACAGTTTGCGCCTTTTGAGCAAGCGTCATCTTTTCGGTCGCGGCGGCGGCTCCGGTATTAGCGGCGGCGTGTTGTATCAGACTATCTTTTTGCGCGATAAGTCCGTTTTTCATTTCAACACCTTTTTTATAGACATCGCCCAATCCCACACCAAATAAATTAACCTGATTGAGCGCATTTACAACGCTTTCTTCATAACGACCGATACCAATTTTTTGCTGCTCAAACTGTGAAACATTAGCCTCAATAATGGCATTGTTTTCATCAATTTTGTTATTTAACTGTTCAATGGCTGCTGCACCCTCCGTTGTTGTTTCGTCTATTTGGTTGCGAACTGATATAAGTGTCTTGTTTTGCGCCCGCGCCTCACCTACCGACTTGGCTTCTTTGTCCAAAGCGTCAGATAGTCTTTCAACACCGCTTACATTTTCAGCCAACACCTTACCGTTTGCGTTATATTGCGCGTTTAAACTTTTAATTTGCGCCTCCGTTTCAACGTACTGCCGCGCTTGTTCTTCTGTGGCATCAACAAGATTATTAGTTTCGGCGCGCAACTGTTTTTGTTCGGCGCGCAACTGTGCTAAGGATTTAACAAGCTCGGTGTTTTCTTTTAGAAGTGCTTTTGTGTTGATTTCTAACTCGGCTATGATAATTTTTTCAGCCATTCTATGAATGTTTTATTGTTGTGATAACAGGTATTTTGACAATCTCGACTTCGGTAATTTCGCCCGCTCTAAAATCTTTGATTTTGTTTACATAAAATTCGGCTCCTAATTGTTTGATGTAAACTTTCTTGAAAAAATCGAAAAAATATATATCTGTTGGCGTTAGGCGCATCTCTACGGTATAGACTACCATTTGCGTAAGTAATGCGCGAAATGCAAAATAATATTTTTGTAAAAAAACCTGAAAACTTGTTTCAGCGATAGACAATGTATAGAAATGCGGATTTGTGATTGTGTTGGCTATTGCGCCGGAGTTATCCATTATACGGTAATCAAGTGATAGATTATATTTTTTCCTGTAAAACATCTGATACTCAAACGCCTTCGCAACATTCTTACTGCCGTTTTCTATTTTAGTGTATTCGGTCAAGTCGTAAAACCTAACAGCAATACTTGGCGTGGTTAAATAATATTCAAATCCGCCAAGCGCATACCCGTCCGGCACGGCGGGCGGGTATTGTGTTGCTGGCGGCGCGGTATAGGTTGCAAGTCTTGGTTTTGTAAACTTTGAACTTACAACAGTTGTTTCGGGCTGTATGGTTTGGTTTGGGATATAAAATATACCAATTAGCTCGTCATTTTGTGACAAGTAATTATATTTATCGTCTTTAGCGTATCGTAGGTTATTTTTTTGTGCATACCCACCTAACTTATTCACTTCTTTTATACGCTTGCTAAATTTATCTGACCAATCTATAACTTGGTCGGACGTTAAAATATCGTCCATATTTTTAAAATAGACTTTTTTATTTAGTTCGTCCACTTTAATAGCCAAATTATAGCGATACATTATTTCAGACAAAAATGTATTTACTGGCATTGTTGGTGCGACATACCATAAATCGAATGAGTCGCCGTAACCTAAATTGGCGTTTATGCTTGTCATTCCGGTTCCCGCTGCCATAAGTAGCTCGGAAAAATCGTTTGTATCTAATAAGTCGTG